TTGAAAGTTCAACGCTCGTGGAGCTTCCTTTCTAGGTTTACTGATGTGGACGTATTTAGACTCTATCCATGAATCAATAGCTTCAATAAACTCATTCAATCTTTCTTCGCCAGTCATCTATGTCCTCATTAAAATTGAATTCTATAATTGTTATTTCGTTCAGGCCGCACCACTCCTTCTTGTCTCTATCTCTAGCCTGAGCCTTAAAAAAAGAAAGTTTTGACGCATAATGGAAAGAGTTAAATTTAAAATGCTGCTCTCCATGAACTTCTATTATCAAATTTCTGTTAGGTATAAAGAAATCGGCACGCAGGGTTCCCCTTCTCAGTGATGTCCTCGTCCCCGTGAGTGATACCTCTTCAAGTATTCTATCATACGGAAAGCATTTGTCAAGTACCTCCTTGGCTTTTTTATGAAGTTTTGAGGATTTTGACGTACTGCCACTACTAGGGTTCCATCTGTGTTCCCTGCCGTCCAGACCTATTACTTTCATATATTACATATATCCTCTCAAGTTTCTCAATAGACTTTTTCATCTTATATCCTTCCCAGCAAAGCCATATCTCTGCAATTGTTATTGCAAATATGATAATGTAGTTAAGTTTCTTTTTCATTTAGAAAAATCCCTTAATCTTTTCTAGAATCCCGCCACCACCAAGACCTCCGCTTGAGATTAGGAGATATGCTACGATAGCACTCGCTATGATAAAAAATAACCATTTTCTCTTAATGCCTACTGCAAGAGCCTTGGCTGTGATAGCTTTGATCTTTTCGATACGGAAGTCTCGCTTTTCTTTGGCTTTATCGGCTTTTTCTTGTCTTTTTGCTTCACGGCTTGCTGCTCGATCTGCTGCCCGCTGCTCTCTTTTTGTTTTTTCTTCTGTGCTTTCGTCAACAGGAGCTACTTCATCTTGCTCGCCATTCCAAAAGTCCGACACCCATTTTAACATTCCCATCTTAAACTCCTATCTCTAATATAATAATTATTGTTTCCAACCCTTCATCAGTAACCTGATAGCGTTTCCTCCAAGAATCTTCTGAATCTCATCATCGCTATATCTTCTTAATGAGGTTAAGTATCTTGTTAGTCTTGGTAGTTCCGACATGTCAACCATCTCGTCTGGCGGATCTGTAAATCCGTCATAGTCTGTACCTATGCCTATTACATCGACTCCGGCGACATCTCTCATATGACTTATGGTTTGTTCTATATATCTCATGCCTAAAGGGGTGTCTATGGGGCTTAACCAGTAGTTCATGAATATAATTCCGGCAACACCTCCGTTGTCAGCCATCCATTTAAGCTCCCAGTCCTCTAGGTTGTACGGATCACGATTGACCTCAAAACATCCCGTATGACTAGACAAAACGCAGTTCTTTTTGTCTCCCACTATCTCATAAATTTCTCTTCTGGCCTGTGGAGTACAGTGTGCGATATCTATCAGTACTCCTAAGTCCATCATCCTTCGTACCACCTTGGCACCTATCGCGGTAAGACCCTTATTCATGTCCCAGCCCGCCATCAGTTTTTTCCAATTGCTTCTCTTGATTCCGTAGGCGGGATAAGGAAACACTGGACTAACTATATGATTGGGATAGAAGTGAGCTAACGTCAGGTAGGCAACACCTCTGTTCGCTAGGTGTTCTAAGTTTTGTAACACCTCTTCTTCTATTGACCCCATCTTGAATTGTGTGTCCGGTAGTGCTTGAGGATTCTCAAGATTGAGAGATTTACCACACACCTCTCCTTGCAGGCTATGGGCACCCTCTACAGAGTGTATCATAGCTATATCGTCAGAGGCCAGCACATCAATTAATTCATTCCCGCTTTTAACAAACTTGATTAATTTTCCCGGCTTATACTTATCGTTATACTCTGTGGCTTCTTTTTCGATAGAGTCCATCATGGACACAGTAGCGTCAAAATACGTAGGGTCAAATACCCTTTTCTTTACGCTAGGAGACAACATAAGTAATAATTTAGCAAGCGGTTGATCATCAAGCCATTCCACTTCTGGCACATAACAAGTAGAGAGAACAACATCCACACCACCCTTTTCAATAAGAGGGAAGTTGCTTCTCTGGCTAAGTGGCCAAAAGTCCCGTTTAAAAAGCCCCGCCAAAAATTTAGTTTTACTTCCCGACATATCCCTGTCGAGTAGGAAGTTTTTTAGCACCGCGTGATTATGTAGATCAACAACTTTTGCTTGTTCGTGTAATTCTTTCCAACGCATATTTAGTTCCTTATAGCATACTCTTTATTGATGCTTCTAATATATCGACAATCTTTAGGTTTGAGTTTAGGAAATTGTATAATTTATCCTGACCTTGGAACTTGAAGGCTTTTATAAGGGCTTCTTCGTCTTCTACGTCTAGGTCTGGGTTAATTTCTTTTGCCAAGTCTTTGAACAAAGTCATGAAGCTGCATGTAAACCAAGCACCGGCCTTGTCTATGAGGCCCAAGTCGCAAGAAAGCATAAGTATCTCTTGGGTTTTATCTATCCCGTGACCATATTTCAAATGGCTTTGAACCTGACCTCCCGGTGGACCCATCGAAGAACAGATAATTCTCCAGTTAACAACCTGCCCGATTCTGTCTCCAGAAGCGTTGGTCCAAGGAGATACCGCAGAAACCTTTTCTCCTCCACCAGCGATTTCCATTCTTGTATCGGCCTGATATTGAATTTTATTTCCCCCGTCAGACATCTTGGCTTTACCAAAACCCCCCGTGTTCGCAATATAATGGGTGATAGCGATGATTAAGCCGTGCTGACTAGGCAGAAGCTGTCCTATCTTCTTTGTAAAGATGGAAAGTATCTTAGGAAGCCCAGCTCTCCCAATGCTGAAGTCGCCGTCAAGTTCTTTCTTGGGGATCAGTGAAGATACGGAATCAATAATTAAGACAGCACCGTAGTAGTCGGGGTGACTCATCATCTTATACGCAATGTCTAAGAAGTCTTCCGCCGGTAACGGCTTGTCGTCAGGTGCTATGACTTCCATCTTCGCGGGGTCTAAATCAACAACTTCAAAGTTCATGTCCTTAAGCCGCCCCTCGGCATCCAAATAAATAATTGGCCTACCTTCCTTTTGACAGTTAGCGGCGATCTGCATGGCCGTCGTTGTCTTGCCAGACTTAGGATCTCCAGTAAGGGTTAACCAACTGCCTTCTCTGATGCCACCTCCTAATGCTATGTCTATCGCTGGACTAACAGAGATTGTCTTATAGTTTTTCTTTTCCTCAAGAACATCCGTTCCGCTACGGATAATTTCGCCGTAATCTTTAATAATCTTTTTTAGGTAATCAGGCGTTTTTGTTTTTGCTGTCATCTGCTTTCCTCAATTTTGACATAAGTGTATTTTTACTGGGCTGAGTTTTACGGGGTTTGTATTTTCCTTTTGGGATCTCTACAACATCACGCTTCTTTTTCTTCTTCTCGTCTACTACCCCTTTTGCCTTCTCTATGCCTTGTTCTACAAATTTTAACACTAAAACAAACTTTTTACTCTTGTGTAAAAAGCCTAATGAATATACGTTACGTCCGCTTGGGCCGTTGAGATAATGCAATACAGAGTCTTCACCGAATTTCTTTATGAGCTTTGAAGCAACCCTGACTTGTGTCTGGTATTGCTCATTCTTAGAATTGTTCCAAAATTTATACTCTAGGCTTCCTTGGTTTTCTCTCTCGCTTCTTCTTATACACACCATCTCTGCGATATACTGTGCCGCACTACACGGCTTTGACGTTGAAATACTTTTGTACTTTTTCGCTTTTGAGTTTTCTTGAGTCATTTTTAAAGATCATGTTTTCTAAATTATATGTAGACAAACCTCTTCTTGATTCCTGCTGCTCAAACTGGTTATTGGGCCAAGTGTATTTAGCCACATCTATATGATCGCAGGAATCACCTAACAAAAGCACACTTAAAGTTTGAAAAGATTGCGAATGTCCACCACTCATAGATTGTTCTTTTGCTAGACCCCTAAAGACCGCAATCCCGTCAAGGCCTTCGGGGGCTTCAAAAAAGACTTTATGCTGGGCACCAAACATATACAGTTCAACTTTAGATGGGAGCACATCGTGTCTTTCGCAATGAGCTTTGAGTCTCTTCCAAGGATTCTCAAATTCCGGTCTCTCATAGTCACCGTAAACCAATGTTCCGTCTGTCAGGGTTATCTGCCAACTTATCATAAGCTCTTTGTGACAGAGCGTCTTCATGTGGCCATCAAAATTGGTGCATATACGTGTTCCCCGATGCATATCTATTCCTTGATTTTGTGTATATACCCTCTGTACCGGGGAGGGCTTTGCGTGTTCCTCTTCTTTTTGTTTTCGTCTCCGGCAACAGACGCCGCTTCGGTCATAACGGTAACACCTCTGTCCTCTTTTCTAGCGAATAGTGACGAGACATCTTGGGCCGTTTCTTCAGCAACTTTTGACAAAAAGTTAGTAACAATTGAGACGCTTCTGTCCATCTTTGTTGCCAGTCCTTCGATGGTAGAAAAGTCTTTTGCACTGCTACGTATAAAGCTTTTTTCTTCGTTTGATAATGGTCCCTTTTTCATATTTTACTCCATAATTAGTCTTCGGGCTTTAGTGAAATACAGTCTGTTTTTTGTATCTAGGTATTTTTCATATTGTGTAAACGTCTTTTCAGAAACCTTTTTGTACTTATACATGCCGGATAGCTTTCTTTGACTGTATCCAGAGTCTATAGAATACGGGTCGATTATTTCTCCACGGCCATATTTTATAAAAAACTGCTTACAGAAGAAGTTGTCTCCGTTAAGGGTTTCTACGGTCTTAGCAAGTGCGTTACTTTCGTTTGCCCTTTTACCTTTTACCGTGAAGAAACAAACCCTTGTGTTTTGTTCGGGCAGGTTCAGCTCTGAAACATCTTCGTTTTCATGTCTAGCCATTTTTTATATTCTCCAATGTGTCTATTATTTTTTTTATACAATCCGCCTCGTCGTGTCCCTTTATTACGAATTGCCCTTT